ATGCCAGGACAGAGCGTCAAACCACCTGCTCCTTATCCGGGGTGGATCAGGATCGGATGGAGAAACGCCGTAAGTCTCCCAGGCCATTGGTTCTATCAATTCCATATTGATACGACCACGCCCGACGAGCCGTTCTGCTTTGAGGAATGGGTGGGTGGTGGACATGCTCCTGGCGGTGGGGTGAAACGCCTTGCCCTGCGGGATCTTGATGGCTGGATAGGGAACTGGAGAGAACACGCTGCCAAGGCCGGATGCGGTTGGGTAGTGGATATCATCGATTCGCGGTCCAGCGACGATACCCAGGCAGTGATCGAGCAGATCCTAAGCCGCTACGTCAACGAGCAGTTGAAGGAGCACGGCGTTCCCGAAACGAGCTATGCACTTGGGGTCGTGAAAGACGAAGCGCTCTGCTTGTGCCGTCAGGGAGCAGTGTGGGTGATCTTCTACAGCGAGCGCGGTCTGCAAACTGAAATGGAATGTTATGAGTCATACAGCGCTGCGTGTGTGGCATTCATTGCCAGAGTAAAGAAAATCGCGAATGGCAGCTAAGAAACCACCGCACCTTTACAAGGGATGAGTACAGTTTTTGAGGTAGTCGATCACGATGGCCTAATCCTGATATTCGAGCTGCCTCAAGAGGCTGCTCGGTGGGCCAGGCAAGCCCACGCCTTCGGAGTACCAGATCGGCGTCAGGAAGCAGAGAGTGGATGATCAGCTCTATAGCGGCAACGACGACCTCTAACCCCGCTCAAAATGATGAAGACATCAAATCTATCGGGGTCTTGGTGTATTGCTTGGCGCCGCCTATTCGGACACCGGCCCAGAAGAGCCAGGCCTGCCATCCTGTGACGCCTTCGGCGAGAAGCGCACGGTACATAACAGCAGCCGCCTTCGGTGGCCAGCGAGGATGTTGACGCATCCTGCTGGCCGCTCCCTTTTTGTGTTACGAAGCGCTCATTCTCTACCGGTCTTCCAGGAAGGAAGCTCGGGTTTAAGCGCGGCTCAGATCTTTCTGACTCCGAACTGACTGACCTTGACCTTCGAGTCAAGCGCCACGCCAACTGCCAGATACAGACCCATACGCGAGCTAATGACAGTTTCAGTTGCATCGAACGAATAACGCTGAGTCTCAAGCGCGCCTTTCCATTTCGCCGGCAAGGTAAATGGTTCCTGGTACTTGTCCATTGAGCGGTAATAGATCGTAGTAGACGTGCCCGCCACCGGCTTGGTGATGATCAGCTCAGCCTCCCAACCAAGGATGCCCCGGCTGTTGCCGACGATTTCAGGTGCCGAAACCATCTCAATCACGTCACCCGCCACAAGATTGCTCAGCGTGACGTTTGCCGAAGGCTGCAGATAGATGTAGCCACCCGCCGCCCCCATGATTCCGCTCAGTTCAACGCATTGTGCTTCGCCGTATGCGGCGGGCTCCTTATACCAGCGAGTGGTTACCCCGATGAGCCCGGAACCGTTGGCCTTGTAGCTGTCCGCCAGTACCGACCCGGCCACTGGGTTGGCCGATGCGTTGATTGTCCCAGCAGTCCCAGCCATCAACGGATTGGCATTGAGACAGCCGAACGGACGAATCGCCGAGTAAAGATCAGCGGCATCCGTCGGCAGCGGCACGCCGAAGAATTCGAAATTGGCATTGATGACCGGCACGCATCGGGACTGAATGAAATCAGCGCCAAGGATGTTGGGATGCAGGCCTTCCACGGTCATTGCTTCGGTAAAGCCGTCCCAGATGTTCACCACCGGCACGAACTGGCTAACGTAGCTCAGCACCCAGTCCCTGTACGCGATTGCCTCGGCCAGCGCGGTGCCCGTCAGGGCTTTGGTCCCGAACCGGGGCGTCCCAGTACCCACGATCAGGTACTTGCCCGGCGTGTTCTGGAAAGCGGTAATCGCCTTCATCACGTTCGCCTTGCTGTCGGCCAGCGTCATGCCTGGGGTCGTGCTGTCGTTGGTGCGCGAGAGCAGCATCCACAGATCGGCCGTGGCTGACGCCAGGCAGGCCGGGAGCCGGGCCATAAAAAAGCCAGAGTGGTCGCCCACCTTGCCCTGATTGTCGAGGTAGCTCGGGAACAGGCCGGTCTTCGCCGCAATCGCTCCCGCGTAGCCGTAGGACTCAGTGGCGAAGGCCTTGGGGTCAATCGTGTGGCAGTTCGCACTGAAGCTGTCGCCGAGAAGACCCAGGCCGCGGCGGATGCGCTTGCGTGTGAGGGGCGCGGCACTGATAACGAGGCTCATTTTTCCACCTGATACACAGCGCCGCCTGCGGGCGTGAAACGAGTGGGTGAGTCTCCGAGATCCAGCCGCCAGGCACCATCCGTGCTGAACGTGTCCGACACCACCCAATCATTGCCGACCGCCTTCTCAACCTTCACGCTTCCGCCGTTAGCTCTAACGGAAAGAGTGTGCGAGCCGTAGCTGTACTGCATCACAAATTGTTCGGTGCGCATTGCGCCTCCAGGGCATTTTCAGTTGGGTCATAGCCGTTTAATACGCTCAGCGCGTCGTGGGGTTCAGCGCAGGTATCACGGGACATCCTTGAAAAAGATGTGATGCCCAAGCCTCAGCGTCTGCTTCGCTCTGTTTGCCCAGGCCGGGGCCTTGGACATCGTGGTCGCGTAGTAGTGGGTCGCCCCGCCGGTTGGGTCTGACACCTTCCCGTCAATCACCTGGTCAGCAGCAACCCGGCACTGCGCCAGCTCACGGAACGGGATCTGCCGTGCGCCGTTCAGAAACGGATAGTTGGGATCGTTCCTGTTCCAGCAGCTGAACTGATACGGCTTCTGGCAGACGCCGGTATAGCCCTCGCCCCACCAGGATTTATCGTTGCCGTCATCGACACGGTTGCGGATCGACCACGCCACGGCCACCATTCCGGCCAGCCCTTCCCCGCGCGCCTCGCCCCACAGCGTGCGCGCCAGCACATCGCGATCTTTTTCGGTCACAGTCATCACTTTTCTCCAGGCGTAAAAAACCCCGAACGGGTCGGGGTTGAGGTGTAGTGCTTGGCGCCGCCTATTCGGACGCCAGCCCAGAAGAGCCATGCCCGCCATCGGGCAACGCCTTCGGCGCGCAGCGCGCGATACAGAACAGCGTCCGCCTCCTTGCGAGTGACCTCGCCGGTCGTGTATAGCCAGTCATGCACGGTCGCCGCGTAGTTGCCGTAGCCGGAGACCAGCGCGAACAGCACGAACAGAAAGGCGTTGTGCAGCACCTTGATGCTGGCAAAGTCGGTGGTGAATCCAGTGGGGACGATGATCAAGCGCTGATCCTCATCGGCCAGCACCAGGTCAGCGAGCAGAACATGCGTCCACTTGCCGATCTGCTCGGTCTTCAGGGTGGTCGTGAAGCGACTCATGTTGGCAACTCCAGCGCAGGCAGGCCTGCGAGGAAGGTGTCGAGATCCGGCGGCGGCTTTTCCCCGGCCAGCACCGCATTCAGCTCGGTGTGCGCGTAATCCCACACCAGGCTGCGCCAGCGCCGGAACGCCTGGCCGTCCGCCTGGAACCGGGGCACCGCGGGTTCGTCGGCGTAGGAAATCGCTGTGAAGAGGTTGTCGTAACCCCAAGCCTTGGCCGAGCTGTCCAGCTCAGCCTGGACGGCCTGCTCGAAAATCGCCTGCAGCGCTTCCGCAGAGGGTGGCAATACTCTCCAGTCACGAACGACGCGGTCATCGATCCTTCGGAGGTCTCCAGGCTCGAGTGTTTCTCCCGGTTTTGTCGACGGAGCCTCGACTTGCTCGACAACTGCAAATCCAAGGTCGATGACATTGTGCGTTTCAATAGTTTCGGGGAACGACACATCAGGAAATTTTTTGCGTATATCCTGATCCGTAAACACAACCAGAGTTTCGAGATTTGCGATATTAACTGACATAGACTGATGCTCTAAAGTTAGCCGAACCACTCTCTTGGACGAACGAGACGATAGCGTCTACGCCGTCCCCAACTACCCGCAAGCCGGCATTGTTAGCCGGAATGTTGTTGCTAACAGGGATGTCGATGGGCAACCTTGTCGAGGGGGATATAACACCATTGCGGTACTCGTAGCTCAGAGGCCCGTCGACAATCAGGATGCGGTCTTGCAGCGGGATCAAAGCCCTTTGGAAAACTTTGGCGGTAAAAGAAAACCCGGGCACCTGAGTAACGGTATTCAAGTCATCAGTGGATACATAAAGGTTATTAATGTTGCCGTTCTGCGTAAATGCCAAGGTCAAATTGCCTAGTTTTGCAGCCTCCAGATAAACGGATGGAGCCCAGCTCACCCCGTTATCCCTGCTGATGAACGAGGCTAAAGCGGCACTACCGGCATTCCCCTGTCTAGCCAGAAGAACAGTGTCAGACAGGTGAATAAACCTTGACTGTTTTACACTCGCGGCCCGATTGCTAGACGTACTAAAAGAGCGGTTGGTCAGAGTTACTCCCAAATCTTGCGAGGTGGCTATATAGCTTTGAGTGCTGATTTCATCACATAGAATGAAAAGCCTGCCGGAACGGGCTGAAATGCCTACCACTGAACCGGAAGCGCCTCCTGCACTGACGTAGTAGGACCAAGTCAAGCCGCCGTCCGTACTCTTTTGGAACTGGTACCTGCTGACCGAAGAGAGCGCAAACGCGGCTATCACCCACGTCCCGGCAATATATACAACATCGGCCAACTGCTCATCACGAGGAGTTCCCACCAAGTTGAACGTGCGGCCGTTATCGGTGCTACGGAAAATCCGTCCACGGCGGCCCGCGATGTTCGAGATATCGATCCCGATGTAGGTGCCCGAACCGTCAGTTGCGATCTTGCCAAGGTATGGTGGCAGCGAGCGAGGGTCAAAAATAGCGGTATTGGTAATTTCGGGCACGGTGCGTGTGCGGGGAAATGACCTCTGCGAACCAGGCCATACCACAACTATTGCGCCTTCGCCCCCTGCCCCTCCAGCAAGACCCTCAGTAGAGCCCTGAAGGTTCACACCCGCTGCACCGCCGCCGCCGCCACCGCCGGGAAAGGGGGCTTTTGGGCTTATGCCCGATCCCGAGGCAACAGAGAAAAAGTCATACCCTATCTCAGCGTCATAAATCGACGTAGGTCCGCCATTTACTCCACCGTTGTTGCGCGAAGTTTGAAGACTTCCAGTATTGGCCGAGCCCCCCCCGTCTCCAGCTTTGCCTGCGTCTGTACCGCCCGTGGTTCCGGTAATTATCGATCCGAAGCTTGCTGCCCTGGCCGCAATTGAATAGGCAATGACTTGACCCGGCGTGACGGAAACATTGTTGATATATCGGCGGCGTCCACCAAGCCCACCAGAGCCACCCGTTCCACCACTCCCTATGTCAAAAGAGCCGCCTGGGCTTCCCGGCTGGCCCCCTTCGACCACCAGTACCGAGATACTGGTAACCCCGTTCGGAACAGTGAAGTTGCCGGAGCCTTGCAGGAGTTGCTGCCCGGAATCCTGAACCTCTTCAGAGCTCAGAAGGAGCTTTTTGAGAGTCAATTCGAAGCCCCTTTGCGCCCGTAAATGGTTGCGCCTTCAATCGTCAGAATGAACTCGGATCTTTTGCCGGCATTTGGCGTGGCCGGGGCCACACCACCTGGAGAAACCCAGACAACCCCCGACGGCCAGGTCAACGCATAGGCGGTAGCGCCCTGGCTGATACGCACCAGAATCACCATAGACTCGGCAGCTGTCAGAGCTGGCAGGTTGGCAAATGAGAGGGTGGCAGCTGCCGTGAGAGTCAGGTTGAACACGCCGTTTGCCCCAACGTCCAAGGCGATCGCGCCGCCGGCACTGTTGACGCTCAAAGGCTCGATACTGATGAGCTTGATTTGAGTCTGAAACGACACTCCGATTTCGTTCGGGTTAGCCGCCAGTGCACGCCTGGCATTGCCTGCCAAACTCGGCAGGCCCAAATCGTTACCTGCCGCAGCTACAATCGCCTGAGCCGAGGCGCGTGACTGGTCCGCAAGCATGGCGCTGTTCGCCGCACTTGACGCACTTTCTGCAGCCTGTTTCGAGTAGTCGTTCGCGGCGGCTACGCGCTCGCCGATCCAGGTGAGGGCGGTGTTGATCTGCGGCACCATGTTCTGCTCTGCAGTGAGCGACGCACCCACCTTTGCGTCGAACACGTCCTCCGGATCTGTAGGCAGAGCGGGTGGAGGGAGTAGGTCGATCTGTGGTACTGCCATCAGCTGAGGCTCCTGACTTTCAATGTGTATTCGCCGCGGTTATAAGTCGGCAGGCCTGTGTCGAAATCGTCGAAGATGCCAACGATGACCGTGTACTCAAGTTCGCTGGACCCCACAAAAAGCGCCGGCGTGTCGTCGACGTCGTCTAACACCCGTTGGGTGCTGGATATCTCGTCGCCCCTGAGAACGACCTGGAAGTCGATAGAGCGGCGACGCCCGCGCTTGGTGATGGTGACGCTGCCGTCGAACTCTTCCTTGATGGTCGAGTACTTCTTGCGCCCCAGCGATGTGTTGTAAACGGCTGTACCTATTCCTTTCGCCCAACCAACAATCATCATTCCAACCTGAGCCGTCCCGCCCGGGGCGCTCACGATCACGCGGATGTCAGCGTTGTTGAAAGGCGGTAAGTCAAATTGCGCGAGGTTGTCTTTGGTCTGGAAAGGGCCGAAGTAATACTGGTAGTAGCTCCCCCCTGCTTTGCGCGACATGACGAAGGTCTTGTCGTAAACCGGGTCCGCTACCCCTGGCACGGTCATGACAATACGAATCGAGGACGCCCTCACCCCGACGAAGCCGATCGCGCTGACTCGCTTGCCAGGACGAATCGTTAGCTCGATCACCTCCGGGTTAGAAGTGAAGGTCCCGATCTTCCAGGTGTTGCCGATGTTCTTTTTGAACATCCGGTACTTGTTGACCCACCCCATGTTTTGCCAGATTGGCGGCGATGAGGTGTCGGTGACCGGGTTCCTCCCCGTGTTGGCCACAAGCGCCTGGTAGTTGATCAGGTCTATCGTGGTGTAGTCGCCGACCTCATAGGCCTTGGTCGGCGAGTACGCCGGATAGTCCATATCCGGCAAGTTGCTGCTGATGAGGCGCCCCGGGGTTATCTCAACCCCAGGCACCACTTTCATCTCGTCATCGCTCATGCTGTGACCATCCCTTAATCGACGGTGCTGATAACCTGTACGCCGCGATTTGCCATCTCGTCGGTATGGTCGGCGGTGTCTTTGATGTACCTGCCGATATATTCGAAGTTGGATTGCATTTCACGACGCAACTCCCGCAGCTCGGTTACCGTGGCGGCCTCGCTTGCGTTGTCACTGGCCAGCACTGAGCGGTTAGCGCTAAACACCTCCCTCGGCGAACTGATATCGAGCACTGGCCCGCCCGCGGCGAAGGCCGGAATGCGCCCCGCGTTCATCTGATCGAGCAGGCCGGTGCCAAACATCCGCACTGATTCCGCCGTCATGACGTATTCGCCGTTGGAAAGGCGAGCGATGATGCTGTCGCTGGTACCAGTGCCAGGGCCGCTGATGTAGCCGCCGGTTGCATAGCCGGCCTTCACGGGCTGCCCTGCCCCCTTGGCCGCATTGGCGATCGCCTGGGCCAACTGGTCGTAGGTGATCGCGCCGCTCGCCAGTTGCCCAACCCAATAGGCTTTGCCGGGCGCATCCGATGCCCTGCCGAGCACATCGTTGTAAACGCTCTCGACCAGCGCCCCATTGGTGGATGGGCTCGCAGCTGTGGCCTTGCCGCTGATCCCAGCCAGCGCCGCCACCACCGAGGCGTTCATCGAGGCAACGGCCTGGGCGACCGTCTTCACCGATGTGTCGACGCCGTTGAGCGCATCCAGTTGCGACTGGGCAAATGCCAACTGCGCGTCGAATTGCGCAGTCTGGGCCTCGTAGGCCTTTTTCGCCTGGTCGAGCTGATCCTGCAGCGCTTTCACTGACTTCTCTGCATTGGTCAGTTGCTCGCCATTGAGCAGATTGAGCTCGGCCACAACGTTGGCCGTACGGCCTTGGTCGCGGTTGAAGTCCTCCAGCGATGCGTAGAGATCAGTGTTGTTGCTGCTGACAGCATCCAACGCGTCGTCCAGGCCACTGAAGTTCGCCAGGGACCCACCAGCCCGCGCTATTGCCAGTGCGCTCTGCAAGGTTGCCGTGGCCTGGGCTCTCAGCATCTTCACCGTGTCGTCCGAGGTGCCGCGCAACGACTTGAGGGCATTGTTCAGCGAGGTGCTGAGCGAGGTCAGGTCGCTGACGCTACTGCTCGATGCGCTGAGCATGTCGTTTAGCGCGTTCACCCGTGCGTTGTAAGCGTCCGACGCTACTTTCTGCTGGGCGGATATCGAGCGCTGCAACGCGCTGAACCCGTCATTCGCACCCTGCATCAAGGCGGACTGGAGGATCTTGTAGGCCGCACTCGCATCAGTGGCCAAGCTCAACAGCGTATCCGCTGTAGCGTTCCCCACCACCGTCCCTTGCTGCGCTGCCGCGACCATTGCCTTGAATGCATCGCTGGTCGCCGGCAACTCAACGCCCAAGGCTTGAAACTCGGCCCGCACGCCGGCAAGTTTGTCGGCCGACTTTTGGGCGTCCGAGGTGAACAGGTCGTAGTAATTGGCGCTTACCGCTGCTGCGGCATCGGCGGCTGCCTGTGCCGCCGCCTGTGCCGCTGTCGAACGTTGCTCAAGGATGGTGTAAGCCGAGGCAGCGTTACCAGCCAGAGACGTCAGCGTGACGAACATCTGCTGGCCCGCTTCCGTGGTGCGGTCGAGACCATCAACCGTGTCGCGGAATGCCTGGCGGGTGTCGGGGAACGTGATATCAAGGCCGCTGAACTGCTTGCTCACCGCTTCGATGACGTTGTTGGCCTTCTCCGTGTCGGTGTAGAAGTTGTCGTAATAAGTCGACGCCGCGGCTTGCAGATTTTCCAAGCCGCCGGCCATGGCCGAAAGCGATTCGGCCAACTTGCCGCCCGACACTGACGAGTCGTAGAGGGACATGTTCAGCGTGGTGAAAACGTCGTTCACGCCGTACAGGTTGTTCACGAACGCCGTAAGAGCCTCGAAGTTGTAGCCGTCCAGGCCGGTGCCGGTCGCGGTGTTGATTGCCGACGTCACAGAGTCAGCAACACCGGCAAACCACTTGGTGATTTCCGCCTGGATCTCGTCGGCAGTCTTACCCTTGGTACTGATCTGGGTAGCAGCGACGTCAAGGCCATCCAGCACACCGTCGTTCAGCGTGACATTCAGCTTGTCGAACAGGTCGAACACCGCGCCCGTAGTGGCCGCGTAGCTGTCGTCCAGCGCCGCCTGCGTGTCAGAGTCGAGCGCCGAGTAGCGCGTGCGTTTCTTGTTGCTGCCGAATAGCCCGCCCTTTTTCTTCTGGTACTCAAACTGGGCGGCAGAGAGGTCCCCACCGGCAACGCCCAGCGACAAACCCTGATCCTTGGTCTGCCAGCTACCGCCGAAGACCGAACCACCCAGAAACCCACCCAGCGCGGAGCCGAGCACCCCGCCGACCACGGTGCCCAGCGGGCCAACGAGAGACCCCAGAGCGGAACCGGCGTAATAACCACCTACCGATCCAGCAGCACCGGTCGCCGCGCCTTTCACCCCGGACTGGCCGTAGCCGTAGAGTGCACCGCCCACGCCCGCCAGCGTGCCGCCCAAAGCAGTCGCACCGCCGGCCGCAGTGCTGACCAGGTTGCCGGCACTATCCAGCATCACGCCGGCACCACCTTGCACGCCAGAGCTGAACAGCCCACCGATTGCGTTGCTCAGGTAGCCGGTGCCGCCGCTGATCGCGCCTTGGACGCCGCCAAGGAACCCTTGGCCAGCACTCCAGCCGGCGGCCACAGCGCTGCCAAACGCCGAACTGCCGACGCTGAATGCGGTGCTGCCGGCATTCCACAGGCTTGCAAGGTCGAGACCGCCCGAGCCGCCGGCCGACCCGAACAGCCCGGAAGACTGCGCGGCGGCCGTGCCCACGCCCAGTGAGGCGCCGATTTGCACGATGATCGGCTTGGTAATCGCCATGTGGAGCATTTCCGCCAGGAACTGCCGGAAGCTGTTCTTGAGCGTATCCATGAAGTTGCTGGACTTGCTCAGGACTGACTTCCACATGTCCGCAAAAGCGTCGTCAATGCGATCGACAGCGCCTTCGGTGAACTGCCCCCACGCGGTGGCCGCGCGCTGGTTTTGCTGGTACTCCACACCCAGGCGCTGAAGTGCGTCCCGGTAAGCGTCCGCCTTCTCCGGATACAGCTCGATCGCCTTGTTGAGCGCAGCCTGATCTTCGGTGTATTCGCGCAGCAACTTGCTCGCCGGATACAACCGGTCAACAATGCTGCCAGCGTCACCAGCCTGCTTCGCGACCTTCACAGCATCCTGCTGGGCTTTCGTGGCATTGAGCAGTTGTTGATATTCCTTGCTGCCAACTTCAATGTTCTTGCCCGCCAGCGCAACCTGCATGGCCTTCTGTACGTTGTAATCTTCCAGCGCGTCCGCACCCATAAGGGTGGCTTTAGCCTGGGCGATCAGATCGGTGGTTTCTTTCTGAAGGTCGTACGCAGCTTTGCTGACAGCAAGCCGATCTTCGGCGGCCATCTGCTTTTTGATTTTGTCAGTGACTTCGTCGCGCGCAGCGGCACCCGTTTTGAGCAGCGCCTCTTCGACCTTTTGCTGCAGGGCAAAGTCGCGGGACCTGTCGGTGCCTGCCAGGTACGCAGCGGCCAAACCAGTGGCAGAGGCAATCGCTATATCGGCTTGGGCCCTGAGATCGGCAAGTGCCTTTTGCTGGTTTTTGAGCGCTGTCGCAGCTTCCTTGGCTGCGCTGTTACTAAGATTCGTTTCAGCCGTGGCGGCTTTGTCCGCCGCTTTCTGCGCATCAATTGCCGACGCACGAGCCCGGATTTGCTTGGCGAGCTCGCCCTCTGAATCAATTTTTGACTCTGTAATGACCCGCTCTGCCGCCTCTAAAGCCGTCTTGTCTTTGAGTGCTGCATATTGCTTGTCCAACTGATCAAGGTATTTCTGACCCGCAGCATCTGCTGCAGCCTTTGCGGCGTTGTTTTGAATTTGGGCGCTGGTGTTGTTATCAGTTGCACCGCTGAGTTGGTCGAACGCTAGCGTCTGTTTGTTCAGTGTTTCGGTAAGGTCCGAGACTTTGATCTGCCCTTGCTCAATGGCTTGTGCCATTTGCTCGGTTACGCCAGGGATAAGGCGCAGCTGATCCGCTACTGACTTCCAATCGACAGCGATACCATCGGCCGAATCTTTCGAAGCTTGACGCACCAGGTCCAAGGCCTTCTGCGCATCTTCTGGCAATGAAACCAGTCCAGACATAAGCCCATCAGCGCCGGCAGCGCCCATGTTCCGCAAATCACTTTCGAACTTGTCAGCGATGCCGCCGGAAACCTCGGCCAACTTTTCCTTGGTGCTGTCGATCTCGGCACGTAGTTCTCGCAGCGTAACGGCCTGCGTGGCACGGTTCAGCTTATCGAAGCGCTCGACTAGCTTGTCCATCGGATCGGCGAGATCGCCCAGCTTTTTTTCAAGCGTGCCAGTGTTGTCGCGAAGCGTCAGGAAAGCAGTGGCGGCGCCGACGGCAAGTAATGCAATCCCGGCAGGCCCGCCGAGCAATCCAAGCAAAGTGCGGCCGGTGCCGACAATCGCTCCTTGGGCGGCGCCCACTGCCGTTGTGGCACGAGCTTCAGCCATCCGGGCTTCCGCCAACTGGATCGACAGCTGCTTCTCAACGGCCATGCCGCTGATCCGGGTCTTCGAAGCAGCCAGTTCTTTCTCGGCCAGGAAGACAGCCGTCTGAGCCTTCTGCTGATCGGCCTGTGCGGCCAAGAGCACGCTCGCGGCCTGGGCACGGCGAGCCATTGCGTCTTCAATAGAAGCTTTGGTCGCCAGCACAGCGCCTGCAGCGGATACAGTGAGGGAGCGCGCGTAAACAGCAAGCGCACCCGCTGCGGCTACTGCGGCCACCTCCGCAATCGTTCCAAAATTGTCGGCCAGAACCGAAATGCCGGACGCGAGCAAGCCGGTGAAATCGTTCGACTCGTTCAGCTGGCCCACATACACCGTGAATGCATTGTTCAGCGCAACCAGCGCATCACGGACTGCAACCCCCATGCTGTCAGCTAACACGCCGTTGGCTGCAGCGCTCTTTTGCAAACCTTCGGTTAGGGTGTCGAGACTCAGCTTCCCCTGGGCACCAAGGCTGCGGATTTCTTCAGCCGTCTTGCCCGTCGCCTGAGCGATGGTATCGACCACCGTCGGCATGGCAGCGAGGATCGATTGCCAAGCATCAGCATCAATCTTGCCGGTCTGCAACGACTTGGAATAGGCGTCGATGGCCGAACTGGCTTTATCTGCTGACGCCGAGTTGGTCACCAGCAGATAGCTGAAGCTGTCCATGACATCCATGGACTGACTGGCGTTGAGCCCCATGGACCGCAGGCTGTCAGAGGTGCGGATGTAAAGCTCTTGCGCCTCTTCCAGCGGGCGGTAGGTGCGGTTCGCCGTTGCCAGCAGCCGCTCTTGAACGGTGTTGTACTCACCGAAACTCTTCGTTGCCAAACCGATTCGGTCTGACATCTGCGAGTAGGAATCGGCAGTTTTGAGGATTGTGCCTATTGAAACCGCGCCGACCGCCGCCGCAAGCGCGTTCTTAATCAGCCCGCCCGCACTTTGCGCGCTGGATCCTGCGCGATCAAATGCGGAATCAATACGGCCAAGGCTTGTATCCATTTTACCGGCTGACTGCGCTACTGCCGCCTCACCGCGCGCGATCTCCTGACGGAGCTGCGCCGTCGTCGCCTCGATGCGAATCAGCATGCCTTGTACGTCGGCGTCAGCCATTAACTTTTCTCCAGACGAAAAAAAAGCCCGCGGCTGGGCGGGCTTACTTATAAAAATAGTGCTTAAGGCGACTAAAACTCTTAGGGGCCTACTTTATGGCCGCAGGATGGGCAGCGGCGCGCACTCATTAGCATTTCCATCTGGCACTGACTGCATGACTTCCTAGCGCCATTGGTGTCACAGTCTTCATCATCCAGCGATGTATTTGACGCCTCGCGTGCAGCGATCCTCGCCTCTTCCTTTTCACGAAAGATCCTGTTGGCTTGCCTGATTTTGGAATCGATTGCTCTCTTTGATCGCCAGCCTTTGAATAAAGGCCACAACACATAAGCCAGCATTAACGTGAAGGTGAGCATTCCGCCGATGGCTATAACGACACCATATGCGACTGCCCCCGCGGCGAATAGCCATACAAGGGCCGGAGCAAGTATCAAAGCAATAAGCGCCAACAAAAGAACCATCAACAGTTGCATGTGACCTCCCTGTAAATGGCGGCAATCTACCACCAACCCATGCGGCTGCCAAAATCGAGCTCTAGTCTATTCTTTCTTCCTGCTCATGGCCGCCACCCGGAAGCCCATCCGGACTTCCTTGGCCACGATCTTTTTCGAGGGCTTGTCTTTGTCGCCGCCCCCGCCGAACGGGTTCGTGTCGATCAGGAATTGACGCTTCGAATCCCAGGCCATGACGATTTCGATCACGCAGGCATTCCAGGCCTCGCTCGGCGGCCAACCCAACCAGCCGGTGGCGATGTTGAAAAGCTCATCCACCACCGTGAGGCTGGGGTCGCGCTTTACGCGTTTCCCGCCTCGGCCTGCGCTTCAAGCTCGGCCTCGGTCTTGCCGGCTGGATTGAGGAAGCCGGTCAGGTAAGAAATAACCTGGCTGCCTACCTCGTTTAGGCCCTCTTCGAACACAGCTTCTTCGATTGGATCAAGCGCGCCCTTTTTGGAAAGGTTTACGCCGGTGCCAACGCCGATGACGAAACTCATTGCCGACAGGTTAGCGGAGCCTACCGACTGCATGGCAGGCAGAATCCCGCCGAAACGGCCTTCGATTGCCTTCATGGCTTTCAGGGTCGGCTTGAGGATAAATGTTTGCTCGCCGACGGTGACTTCGACGGTACCGTGATTAGTCTTGGACATGGGTAATTCTCTTCGTGAAACGCAAAGGAGAAACGGCACCGCCGCTCACTGGCGGCGCCGGCTGACACGGGCGGTTATGCCCCTTCGACCACTTCGTAAATCTCGGAGTTGATGCCGAGTGTCACGGTGCGCTTGAGGACACCTTCAACGCTGATGCCAGTCTTCTTGTTGCTCATGACCTTGGCTGCGAAATAGTCCGTCTCGCCGTCGACGTACACGACTTTGAAGGGGTAGTCGTAGCGGGAACGGTCCGTGAAGGCCTCGACCAGTTTCAACTGGCCCGCGTCACCGGCATCGAAACCAATCGACAGTTCGGATGAGCCCGCATCGGCCAGGCCCTTCAGGTGCTGCGCACGGCCGGATGCGAGGCCCGCGAAGCTGACATCGTTGATGGTGTCGCCGTAGTCACCGATGCTTTCGACCTCGCCGACCTCAACGTATGTGATTGCCGACAGCAACGCGATCGCGCCTGCATGGTCCGCGGGAAGATTGGCGGCGAGGCGTGGACCGATGTAGATCCGCGTGCCGGCGCCGGTATTGATAGCCATAGGTAGTCCTCCTGGGACAGGTGAAAGGCCGCAGCGCGGCATGGATGAGTCGATTAGTGCTGAGTGATGATGCGCAGGGTGACACTGCCCTGGTAGGTGACGCCGTCGGGCTCGCGGCTGGTCTGCTTGCGCTCGACGCGGATCGATACCACCCGGCCGACGGTGAGCGGCAAAGGGCGCTCATGGGTCGCCGCATCAATTTCGGCCATGAGGCGCTTTACTTCCTCCTGCCCCTGAAAGTCTGACCAGACCGACAGGTAGAACAGCCGAATGTCACGCCGACTTGCCAGCGGGTCGTTGTTGCTGGAGATTTCGTAATCAAGTGAGACATAAGGCATGGGCGCATTCAGCGGCACGCTGTCGTAAATCGGGCATGAAACCTCAGCCTCCAGTCGGTCGAACAGCGCGACCTGCAGCGCAAAGGACGGATCAGCCATTGCCCAGCTCCTCGACGGCTCGTTTGAGCGTGTTGCTGACCGCGTGGTTGATGCTGGCCAGGATGAACTCCTTGTTCACGTCATAGGCCGGGCGCAGCCAGGGGTGGGCAGGCCGAGCAGGAATATCAGGGTATTTACCGAAGAAGTGCGAACCGTCCGACTTGTTGCTTACGCGCTTGTTGCGTCCGCCAGACCGCTTGCCTTCGGTGTATCCCTTGGTGCCGTACTCGATGAAGCGCAGATAGAAGAACCGCTGATTGGCCTTTTTCCCGCGAAGGCCGACCTGCGCGTCCAGGCCGCTTTTTGATACGAACGACGTCAACGCAGCGGCGCCCTCGCCCGTGTCTTTGGGGATCAACTCCTTCATCGTGGCAAGAAGCTTGTCGGCGGCCTCTTGCATGGCGGGCTTGAGTTCGTTGTCCAGCTGGGTGTGGATGTTGCGCAGGGTCTTGCGCAGCTTGAAATCATCCGACATCCGTGATCGGCGACCGGCCATGGCCTTACTCCTTGGCGGCGGCCTTCTTCAGCGGCTTTTCGTCAGCCGTCTCTTTCACCGGCGCCGCTTCCTCTACGGACACCACAAGCTTGCGCTCGATCAGGTCCTTACCTTCCGCAGCACCAACCACGAACTCAGCGCCCGCAGCTTTGCGGCCCATCGGGCCAGAGATGTTGGCCAAGGCACGTACTTTCATGTTGAAACCCTCAGTTATGGATTGACGACGTTCGAGCAGAGCAGCCGGAGCATCGTGTGGTCGTTATCGGGTAATGACGCGCCTACCAGATAGGTGGTAGCCCCGTGGACGATTCGCATGCCTGCGACGATGTCGCCGCGATAGCGGACGCGAATCTCGGCAGTGATCTCCGCAGTGAGCTGATCGGCGGCGACCGCTACCCGCCCGGTTGGGATGGTGATCTCAGCCCAGATTTTTCCGAGCGCCATCCAGGATTCGGTAAAGCCACCACCTGGTCGCTTGGTCTGCTGCAACTGCATGAATGTAACGCGGTGACGTAATGGACCGGCACGCATTCACACCCCCCAGCCCACACGATAAGGCGTCAGCAATGAACGGGAACCCATCGGCAGTTCGCTGGAAATTGTGCCAACGATTACGTCTTCGCGGTTTGCGTACAAGCTGCCCAAAATAAGCAGGCACGCGGCCCGAATGGATGGATTGATCAGCACCGGATCGGCGCCGGCCGTGCCATCCAGTACT